TGCTCCGGTCAGCGCCGCAGGGGCGTAGCCGGTGGGGTACAGGAACTGCAGAGCAGTGGCCTCAAGGTCAGTCGGGACCACCAGGTAGTCAGGGGTCAGGTTGACCGTGACGCCACTGATGTCGGTCTGCTTGCGCATGGCCTTTTTGGCGGCGTTCATGCCGGCGATGCCGATCACACCGGTGCCGGTGTTGTTGTGGCCAGCAGCGAACAAGGCAGCACCGTCAACGGAAACGTTGGCGTTACTGGTGATCAGGGCCCACACCAGGTTGGACTCAAGGCGGCGGAAGCCGCGGCCCAGATACTCGGGGGTACGCTCCAGGGCGGAGAGATCATCGTTGATGATCGCTTGCCTCGAAATCGTTACTTTGCGAGCATAAGTAGCGAGTTTCCAGGTAGCTTGCGCCTCAGCAAGTGTGCCCTTTTTGTATTCGCCACCCTCAAGCAGAAGCTCAGGGGCAAGGTCAGCAGCCAGCACCAGATCGCTGGCCTGCTTGAAGTCGGGCAGGTTGCGCTGCTTGGCGAGGGGCTTCCAGGTGTGGGGCTCCTCTTCATATGCGGCGGTCAGGGTCTTGGCGGCCAGGTTGGAGAACAGCAGCGGGAAGTCGCTGGTGCTGTGCATGGCCATTGCCACCAGGTCGCTCTTCGAGCGGCCGGCGGTGTTGATGCCGCGGCTCTCAGCGAAGATCCGCACACACTCCATCAGGGAATAGCCGCGGTACTGCTTGCCAGCGTCGCCGATCTTGGCGCCGGGGTTGATGCGGGCTTCCAGCATCTCACCGATGCCAGCCATCACCGAATCACCAGCGTCGCGGGTGACCTGGATACGGGCAGGGTGGCCAGCAGCACCAGCCCGGCCTTCGATCACCTGGGCGTGCGCGGTCACGATGTCCATGGCGACCTGGGCAAACGGCTTGCCGCCGTCAACCATGGCTTGCACCACATCAGCGGCCAGGCCGGCCGAGGCGGCACAGCGGCGGATGTCGGCTTCCCGGCGGAGGCCGGCGATCGTGGCAGATTCGGTGGAGGCGGCCACAGGCTGGGGAGCCTGAGCCTGGACGGTCACAGCCTCAGTCGCGGCGGCTGCCACGGGCTGCACCTCAGTGGTCGCGGCCGGTGCGCCCCCGGCCTGAGTTTGTGCGGTCATTGGAATCAGGGAGGGATTGGGGTTTTCCTCTGTGCTCAGGCTACCGATTGCATCTGCCCAGGGCTTCAGCAGAGCGGCCGGGGCATTGGTGAACCGATCGGCAGGCAGGCGCGGCACGCTGGCGCGAACGTCAACCGGGGCGGCCACCTCATCGGCCAGGCCGGCCTCAACGGCAGCGGCTGCGGTGAACCAGGTGCCGGCACCAGCGCCGGCCGCCATCCACTCATCCACCTGGGCCTCGGCTGCGCCGGACTTGCGGGCGTAGGTCTGGCGGTAGCTGGCGGAGTAGGTGTCGAGCAGGTTGGCCGAAGTCCGCAGGGATTCAGCATCGCCGGCCGCCATGCTCCAGCAGTTGTGGATCATCAGCAGGGCGTTGTCGGGCATCACCACCCGATCGCCCGCCATGGCCACCATGGAGCCGGCCGAGGCCGCGACGCCATCGATCACGATGGTTTTCTTGCCCTGGTAGCGGGCGAGGATGTCGTGGATCGCCAGGCCCTCGCCGGCGTCGCCGCCGTAGCTGAACAGGTTGATCGTGATGTCCCGGCCGCCGGCCTGCTCTAGGGCCCGGGCCACGTCGGCGGCCAGCACATCCATGCCAACATCGCCATAGAGCTGGAGCACCGGCGTCGTAGCCGCCGCTGCTTTCACCGTCACACCAAGAGTCATTACCTGATAGTCGCTGGGATCAGGCTACGGAGTCTGAGGTGCTAAGGCGCCAAGGGGTTTGGCAGTGGGTCTGCGATTAGATTGCCATCCACCGCATCACTCCCAGGATCTGGCGCCGAGCTGATGAAGCCCGACCCTACCGGCCGCGCCTGGGTCACGCCGGAATCTGACACCAGCCCGGCATCCACGCTCAGGGTCAGGCCGGCCGCCTTGGCCCGTTCCATATCGGCGGCCAGTTCGGTGATGATCTCCTCTGGCACATAGCCGAACGACCGCTGCACTTCTGACAGGCTCATGATCCCGGCCCGGACCGCGGCAATCAGCGCCGGGATCTCCCTGGTCGGGTCGATCATTTCCCGGCGCGGCGGGGTGTGAGTCCAATCCATCGGGCCTTTGAGCAGCCCCACCATCCGCGCCAGCTCGTCGTGCCAGCGGCAGACCGGGTTGAGCATTCCGGGCACGCTGACCTTGCCGCGCAGGTAAGCGATCCGGCGGCTGAACTCCAGCCAGCCACCACGGAAGCTGGAGTAGTTGACGTTACTGAGGTCACCCGTCATCGACTCATAGGTAATTTCGTAGGCCGCTGCCACCGCGTGGGCGTACTCTCGGTGCGTGCTCACAAAATCGCCGGAGCTCGGTGGACTGAACGCCTGGAAGTTACGGCCCGGGGGCAGGTGTTCCACGGCGCCGGGCTCGATGGTGTCGAACTCAATGCCGGTTTTGTTCGGGTCTTGCTCGCCGTCCATGTCGGTGACGACGCCAAAGAAACAAGCGGCGATCTTGTCCTTCATCTGCTGGGCGGCGCGGATGTCGCCCATATCCCGCAGGGTCAGAATCGCCGCGGTGCCAAATGGCAGGCCCATCCGCTGGCCAGCGCGGCGGGAATCAAAGTGCAGGCTGATCTCAGCCTTCGGCACGAAGCTGCTCTGGGCTCTGATGCCTGTGGCCAGGACTGATTCGCCAGGGTGATTATCGCGGATCCAATAGCCTTGGAGCCGGCCGGCGCTGTCAAACTGCTGGCCAAACAGGATGTCGATCCCGTTGTCCTTGTTGAAGTCCAGCCAGTCGGGCTCCAGCATCTGCACCTGGAGCGGCGCGATCCCGTAGCGCTCGAACAGCTCAGGATTCACCCGCTTGCGCACCAGCACCGCGCCGCGCACGGCGGTGGTTCTGGCGCCCACGGCCTGGTTACCGTACCAGTCATGGATGCCGTAAAAGTCGGACTCTGGCGTGTCCGCCCAGCGCTTCCACGCCAGGTTGTACCGGCGAGTCGCACCCTGCGGGGTGCTCATGATCCCATCGCCAATCCAGTTGTTGACGATCACGCCGATGGCCCTGGAGGCGTAGGCGTCGTTATCGGCCAGGTCCTGGTGACGCTTGACCAGCCAGTACCACGCCTGGCGCAGGTCGCTGTTGGGGCCGCTGTTACTGGCCCACCATCCGCTGGTGCGCCGCGTCTCCTTGGCCGCCTCGAACTCGCCCAGCACGCGCCGGGCGCTCTCAATATCCCGACCCTTCCTGCGCTTTCCCATCAGGTGGGCCTCGTCATGCCGTAGTAGGTGCGGCGGAGACGCACGGTCGTGGTGGGCTCCAGTTCGGCGGCCATGCCCTGCTCGATCCGGCGCATCTCATCAAGGCTGCGATAGGTGAGCTGCCGGCCGTCACTGAACCGCACCTGCAACACGCCCTCGGCGATTGCAGCGCGCAGATCCGCCAGCTGGGTGGAGGTGTAGGCCATGGGCTCAGGCTACCGAGCCAGCCAGCCACGGCGGCTGGGCTTGCCGGTGGCCTCGCTGCTGTTCAGCCAGCCGGCGCGGCGCTGTTCATCAGGCTGGGCAGGCTGATCCTGGGGCGGCAGAGCAGGGCCGCCCAGCTGCGCCTCCAACTGAGCCCACATCGTGGCGCGGTTGTAGCGGCGAGCCACCAGCTGCAGGGCGGCATAGGCCATGCGCGTGCAGTCGCCGGCTTCGTCGTGCGCGCCGTTTGGTAGGTGCCATTCGTACTGGGTGAATCCCTTCACCGCCTTGGCTCGACGCTTCCAGGGGAAGATCTCGTCCAGGAATTGATCACTGCTGCACGCGCCGAGGTGGAGATAGCCGGGGCCCGGCTGCTCATTGCGCAAGCGGCCCTGTAGGTGCGTGATGCTGGTGTCGGTGCCGACGATGTAAAGCAGCAGGCCACGCTTCTGGACCGTCTTGTTCTTCCCGTTCACGTCGATCGCTGAGCCCTTGCCGATCAGGGTCTTGCCCTTCTCGCCGTTGCCCTTCATCGGCACCCAGGTGGCGTGCCTGGTGCGGCAGAAATTGCGCACCGCCACCGTGGCCAGGCCACCGTCATCGATGCCGCCCCGGGCCATGCGCAGCTGCTGGCCGTCGTCGCGGCGCCAGGTGGTCGCGGCGATGTTGTCGA